AATGGAGTTAATAGTCGTGCATTACAAGCATTAAGAGTCATAGGTGCTGCAACTTTTCCAGATAACCCTAGAAATGATGAAGAGATTAAAGAAAATATTTATGAATATTTAAACCTTCCAGAGTTTAATATAACAATACCTTCACACTATTATGCGTTTATTCAAGATATTGATTCTTTTGAAGAGAAAGGATCTTTTATTTTGATGGGAATGGTTAAAGCAATCAAACGAGGAAAGGGTTGGTCAAGAGTTGAAATTTTGGACAAAACTGGGTCTGTTGGTATATTTGATGACGAAGGAACGACTATTGAGACAGGTCGTACTTACTTGGTTCTTTGTAATGATAATAGGATTGTGTCTGCAATTCCTGTTGACGAAATAAAAGGATCTTCAAATGCGCTTGTTAAATTTTTAAGTTATAAGCAATTGCCTTATACAGAAGATGAAATGTTTGTTGTTTCATTTAAGCCAAGAATTACAAAGACTGGCAAAAAAATGGCTTCGCTCACACTAGCAGATACTGCAAGAGATTTGCACTCTGTTACTGTATTTCCAACAGCATTTCCAAAAGCATATATGCACATAGAAGAAGGTAAAGCCTATAAGTTTAGTTTTGGTAAAACTAAAGACGGAACAGTTATAATGGAGGATGTAAATGTCAGTTAGTATAGAAGATGTATTGTCACAATTAGACCCAAGAATACGCAAGCGCTTAGGAACTGGAGAAGGTGTTACTTTTGAATATCAACCAACGCCAAGTTTTGGATTAAACCGTGCACTAGGTGGTGGTCTTCCTTATGGCAGACAAGTGCTTATTTGGGGAAGTAAATCTTCTGCTAAGTCATCAATGTGTTTACAAATGATTGCATTAGCACAAAAAGAAGGCAAAGTCTGTGCTTGGATCGATTCCGAAATGTCATACTCTGAAGACTGGGCTAAACAACTTGGTGTAGATCCAACAAAACTTATTTATTCACAAGCAAGAACTATTAGCGATATGGTAGATGTTGGTGTTGGATTAATGAATGCTGGAGTTGATTTAATTGTTGTTGACTCTATTACTTCTATGTTGCCTGCAATTTACTTTGAAAAAGATACAGATGAGATGAAGGCTCTTGAAAATACCAAGCAAATTGGTGCAGAGTCTAGAGACTTTAGCAATGCTTGGAAAATGCTTAACTATGCAAACAACAAAGTAAAGCCTACCCTGCTTGTTCTTATTTCACAATCAAGAAATAATATTAGCGCTATGTACACTAGCCAACAACCGTCTGGTGGTCAGGCTACTAAATTTTATTCATCTTGCATTATTAAACTGTTTTCATCAGAGTCTGATAATCAAGCAATTAAAGGTAAAATTAAAATTGGTGATAAATTAATTGAAGAAAAAATAGGAAGAAAAATTCGTTGGGAACTTCAATTTTCTAAAACATCTCCAGGTTTTCAGTCAGGAGAATATGATTTTTATTTCCGTGGAGACAGCATTGGTATTGATGCTATTGGTGATCTTGTAGATACAGCAGAGACTGTTGGTTTATTAAACAGAACTGGTGCGTGGTATCAACTTGATGATGGCACAAAAGTTCAAGGCAGAGATGGAATAGTTAATAGGATTAAAGAGGATTTAGATTTACAACAACAACTAAAAGATAAGTTGAGTAATGTCTAAAGAATTTACTGTTTATCCAGGAAAATTTCCATGCAAAACTTGTCAAGAAGAAGTTTTATCTTTAAGATATTGGAGAGAAACTGGAGATGCAACTTGGATGTGCTCTAAAAAACACATATCAAAAGTTGGATTAATACCACCTAAAAGAAAGAAAAAGGACTTTACAAATGAGTGAAAGAAGTGAATCAAAAAGAATTGGTGCAAAGCAACATAAAAACTCTGGTCGTAATACTAAAAAGGGAGATGCTACTTGGAGAAATTTTGTTGTTGATTTTAAAGAAGCAAATAAATCTTTTACGTTAAACAAAGATGTTTGGGCTAAGGCTGTAACAGATTCAATAAAGTCAGGAACAGACAAGTCTCCTGCTATTATTGTTGTTTTAGGTGAGGGTAACACAAAAGTTAGACTTGCTATAATTGAGATGGATCTTTTAGAACAACTAACAGAGGGGGAATAATATGACAGAACAAGTTCAACCTGCAGGAACAACTATAGATATGGTCAATGGGTTAACTGAAATTGCTGACTATATGAAAGACGAAGAGTTAACAACTGCATTAACAATGATTGCTAAACTAATCATAAAGCCAGATGTGCCACTTAATGTTGCTACTGTAGAAATTGTTAGATTACAGGCTATCGCAGCAAAGATGTCATTTAGAGCAACTTGGATGGCTAATGTAGATAAAAGTGACAGGGCAAAGAAAAATATATATTTCACGGCAGCAGAATCAATCAACGACCTGGTATCAGCACTCAAGTACATAATCCGCTAACCTGGTATACTTATATAAAACAAGGGATAAAAATGACTAAAAACTTACTAAAGCAGATTATGATTAAAAAAGATGAGCCAATCCATAACGATGATATTGGGTATACTGAAGGTTTGGTAGAGGCTATTCAGCAAGGATATATCGCTGACATTAAACCAAAGTTTACAAAAAAATATTCTTTTTCACCTTCTACATTAACTTGGGGTCAAGGAGAGTGTGCTCGTTTTTGGTACTTAGCCTTTGATGGTGCTGTATTTTATGACAATGCAGATCCTTATGGTGTAGCAAATAGAAACAGCGGTACCTTAAGCCACGATAGAATTCAAGATGCAATGATTAGTGCAGACATCCTAGATAAAACTATGGAGTTTGAAACAGATAGAAAATATGGAAAGCAAAAACATCCTGCATTAGAGTTTACAGTTAAAGCAGACGATCCACCAATTTTTGGTTATGGTGATGCCATGCTTGATTATAAAGGACAGTCTATTCTTGGTGAAATTAAAACAATGCCAAACGATGGTTTTGAATATAAAAAAGCAAGTAGAAAACCTAAAGGTGGACACTTGATGCAGTTGCTTATTTATATGAAAATATTAAAGAAAGATAAAGGCGTTTTAATTTATGAAAACAAAAATAATCATGAATTATTAACCTTGCCAGTACACGTTAATGATGAATATCGTAAGTGGATTGATTACGCATTTGACTGGATGAGACAAGTCCGTAAGGCTTGGACAGATAGAGAAATTCCAGTTAAAACATATAGGTCTAACTCTAAAATCTGTAAGAGTTGTCCCATTCAAAAAGCCTGTGCAGAGGCAGAAATAGGGGTTCTTAAAATAAAACCTCTTGAGGGGCTTAGTGAAACTTTGTGAAAAGTGTAATAATGCTTTTACCCCCAACGTAAGTTATCAAATTTACTGCGGGGTAGAGTGTAGAGACGCTGCAACAAAGGATAAAATTGTAGAAAGATATCAAGTAACACGAAGACAAAAACGAATTGGAAAAGTTAGAAAATGTTTAGGTGGTTGTGGTCAGCAACTATCTATTTATAATGATTCTGGATTTTGTTCTAATTGTAACGTAAGCAAAAAAGAAGTAGATAAAATGTTAAAACAAATAAAAGGATTTTTTGATTATGAGCAAGAATAAGTGGGGCGTAGAGGTTCAGCCTAAAAATATTTGTGCTATTGATGCTAGCACTAATAGTCTTGCTTTTGCTTTTTATGTAAATAAAAACCTTGGAGATATTGGTAAAATAAAGTTTGAAGGCAATGACATTTATGATAAAGTTGCTGACGCCTGTAAAAAGTCTAAGGCTTTATTTGAATACTTTAAGTCGGTAGATGCTATTGTTATCGAACATACAGTTTATATAAATAGTCCTAAAACTGCTGCTGACTTAGCATTAGTTCAAGGAGCATTGCTTGGGGCTGCTAGTTTATCTGGCATTGAGTCTTTCGGAAAAGTTTCACCAATTACCTGGCAAAATTATTTAGGTAATAAAAAATTAACAAAAGAAGAACAACTGGTTATAAGATCACAAAATCCTGGCAAATCAGATTCTTGGTATAAAACATTTGAACGACAGTTTAGAAAAGAAAGGACTATAAAATTAATTGAAATTATTTATGATAAAACTATTAGCGATAATGACGTTGCTGACGCTTGTGGTATCGGTCATTGGGCTATTAATAATTGGAACAAAGCAATAGGGGTTGACAAATAGTACTATGAGTGGTAAACTGTATAAGTCAGAGGTTTTTATGCGTAAGAGATATCTTATAGATAAAAAATCTCCAGAAGAAATTGCTAAAGAATGCGGGGCAAGCATAGAAACAATCTATGTCTATCTTGCAAAATTTGGATTAAGGAAATCAAAAAGATGAAACTAGAACCAGTGTATAAAGATGTAAAAACTTTTAAGTGCGACGATCTATATCTTCATTCTATTAGTGCGCCTTCTGGTAAACAAATTTGGTCAACCTGTCATGGAATTGCACAAATGCTTATTGATAAAAATATTGCATATGGAGATTCTGCTTTAGATCCTGTTAGAATTTTTAGCAAGGCAGACCCAGCAGAACAACTTAGAGTAAGAATTGATGACAAACTAAGTAGGCTTATGAAAGGTACAGAATATGTTGGAGATAACGACATAGATGATCTTATTGGATATTTAGTATTGCTTAAAATAGCAAAGGAAAAAAATGACAACTGAATCAGATTTAATCAGTCACCTTGATGAAGTAAATAAGGTTGTAACGGAATACCTTAAAGGTCAAGATCCTACAAAAATATCTAAAGAGTTAGATATGCCACGCACTCGTGTTGTTGCACTTATTAATGAGTGGAAAGTTATGGCATCTGCTAATGATGCAATTCGTGCTCGTGCTAAAGAAGCACTTGCTGGAGCAGATACCCATTATAGTAAATTAATTACAAAATCTTATGAAGTTATTGATGAAGCATCAATGACAAATAATCTTAGTGCAAAGACGCAAGCAATTAAACTGGTTATGGATATTGAAAAGTCTAGAATTGAAATGTTACAAAAGGCTGGCTTGCTAGAGAATAAAGAACTTGCAGAAGAAATGGTTGAGATTGAAAGAAGACAAGAAGTTTTAGTTGAAATTCTAAGAGACATTGCTTCAACACACCCAGAAGTTCGTGATTTAATTATGCAACGTCTTTCTCAAATTGCCAAAGAAGGAGAAGTGATTACAATTGTCCATGATGTTCAATGACTTTCTTGAAGTATTAAAAGAAAATCACTTTGAAGAAAAGCCAGTAGATGCTAAAACATTTGTAGAATCTTCTGACTATTTAGGGCAACCATCTCTGTCTCCAATTCAATATGACATTGTAGAGGCAATGAGCCAGGTATATAAAAAAGAAGATTTGCAAGAATTATATGGAGATGCTGAAGGGGCAAGGTATTATGAAAAATACACAAAAAACGAAATTATCTTACAATTGGGCAAAGGTTCTGGTAAAGATTTTACCTCTACTGTTGCTTGTGCTTATATTGTTTATAAGTTATTATGTCTCAAAGATCCTGCAAGATATTTCGGAAAACCAAGTGGAGATGCAATAGATTTAATTAACGTTGCTATTAACGCACAACAAGCAAAAAATGTTTTCTTTAAAGGTTTTAAAACAAAGATTGAAAAGTCTCCATGGTTTGCAGGAAAGTATAATGCTAAGGCAGACTCAGTAGAGTTTGATAAATCAATTACCGTTTACTCTGGTCACTCAGAAAGAGAATCTCATGAGGGTTTAAACTTGTTGCTTGCAGTGCTTGATGAAATTTCTGGATTTGCATCTGAGGTTGGTACTGGTAATGAACAAGGTAAAACTGCAGAAAATATTTATAAAGCATTTCGTGGTTCTGTAGACTCTCGTTTTCCAGACCTTGGCAAAGTTGTATTGCTTTCATTTCCTCGTTATCAGGGAGACTTTATTTCTAAAAGATATGAAGATGTAATTGCAGAAAAAGAAACTATTGAAAAGAAACATTTATTTATTATGAATGAAGATTTACCACATGATGATCCAAACAATCAATTTGAAATTAATTGGGAAGAAGATAATATTATTTCGTATAAAGTTCCAAAAGTTTTAGCCCTTAAAAGACCTACATGGGAAGTAAATCCTACTCGTAAAATAGATGATTTTAAATTAGCATTTTATACAGATCTTGGTGACGCAATGATGCGCTTTGCATGCATGCCAACATTTGCATCTGACGCATTTTTTAAACAAAAAGAAAAATTAGAAAAATGTATGAACACTAGAAATCCATTAGACTCTTTTAGAAGATTTGATGAAACCTTTAAAGCAGATCCAGAAAAAGTATATTATATTCACGCTGACCTTGCACAAAAACATGACAAGTGTGCCGTTGCCATTGCACATGTTGATAAATGGGTAAATATTCAAGTTATTAAAGATTATGAACAGGTGGCGCCAATAGTAGTTGTTGATGCCGTTGCATGGTGGGAGCCAAGAGCAGAAGGACCAGTTAACTTATCAGAAGTAAAACAATGGATTATTAATTTGCGTAGAGAAGGATTTAATATTGGCATGGTTTCTTTTGACCGTTGGCAATCATTTGATATTCAAAATGAATTACAAGCAGTTGGAATTAGAACAGAGACGGTGTCTGTTGCTAAAAAACATTATGAAGATTTGGCTATGATGATTTATGAAGAGCGTGTTGCAATACCTATGATTCCAATTTTGCTAGAAGAAATGTCAGAATTAAAAATAATGAAAGGCAATAGGGTTGACCACCCTCGCAAAAAATCAAAAGATCTAGCCGATGCCGTTTGTGGGGCGGTATTCGGAGCAATATCTCATACACAAAAGACTAATAATACAGAGATAGATGTCCATACTTGGAGTTCTTCAACTCGACTTGCGGAGAAACAGCAACGTATGGTAGAATTGGATAATCGGGAAATGCCTGACGACGTTAAGGATTTCTTAGATAAACTTAACTTAATATAAAACAAACAAGGAGAAAAATGAATTCATTCAAGAGGATAGCACTTGTTACGGCTGCAGCAGTAGCAAGCACGTTCTTTGTTGCAATTCCACAGGCTCAAGCGGCAGTGACTAACGGATATGTATTATCCGATTCGTTGGCTGCAGGTGCTCGTGGTGTAACAGTATTAGCAGATACAACCAAAGCAGAGGCTGGAGTAAATGCAGTAGTTGCATTAACAACTAGCGAATCTTTGGCTGCTACAGCAGATGACAATGTCTCACTAGAGATTTCTGGACCTGCTACATTTACTGATTACACAGCAGCAGGATCAAACCCTACAGGGGTTACACTTACCAATTTAGGTAAACTATTTACATTTACAGCAACAACTTCAACAGCAGTTGTATTGCCTACAAATGTTAAGTTAACTGTTAACGGTGCAGGCACTGTAACAGTAACTCAAAAGAAGAAGGTTGGATCAGCCACTTCTACAGTTGACATTAAAACAATTTATGCCTCAACTGTTGCAAAGACAAACGTTTTGTCTGTAGCAGATTCTTATGTTCGTGTACAAGATACATCAACACAAGGAACCTTAACATCTAATGCAGATGTTGCTGGATCTACAACAGTTGTAGACGGTAGCACAGGATATGTAAATGTTCGTGCAATGGATGCTTATGCAGCAGCGTTATCAACTAATGGCGTGATTCAAGCAACTGCAACAAATGGCGCAGTAGTAGCATGGGATGGAGCACCAACTACACAAGTTAATGCAGCAGCAAAAACTGGTGTGGCAGGAGTTCTTTATGTAACTCAAGGTACTGCTAATGCTAACAAGCCAGTAGCAACTACAATCACTATTACATTTAATGGCACAACTCTAGCAACTAAGTCAATTACATTTACTGGTCAGGCTGCATCTATTGTAGTTTCAGGTGAAGATATTGCACAGGCTGGTGGAGCACGTACAGGCACTTATGACTTTGTAGTCAAGGATGCTGCTGGTAATCAACTTGCTGGAGTTACTCCAACTGCTGATACCGCAAAGTATGATTCACAAGTTACCGCAGTTTCTGTAGGTGGAGCATCATCTGCTACCGCTGTACAAACTGGTGGTTGGACATGTGCTGCTACATCAGGATCAACAAAGGTACGCATTAAGCATACTCTTGCAGATCTTACAACTATCTACTCAAATGAGTTTGATGCACGTTGTGGTCAAGGTGTAAATAAGTACACAGTTAAAATGGACAAAGATTCATACCTTCCAGGCGAAATTGCAACACTAACTGTATCTGCAACTGATATTTCAGGTGCTAAGGTACATGATGCTGCAACACTTGGAACAGGCGTAGCAATCTCTGCTGGTGGACTAACACTAGTTGGAACTGCAACCTCAACAGATACATTTACAAACGGAGTAAAGGCTTACAAGTTTACCGTTGGTAATAACACTGGTTCATACAATGCAGTAGTTGATCTACCTGCATATGTAGCAACAGATTCTGCTAAGGTAGTTTCATATAAAGTTGCACCAAGTTCAGCAGAAGTATCCAATGCTGAAATCTTGAAGTCAATCGTTGCACTTATTGCAACAATTAACAAGCAAATTGCAGCACTACAGAAATTAATTCTACAAAAAAGATAATTTCTTAATAAAATTAGAGGGTAGATTAACTTCTACCCTCTTTTTTTTATGATTAAAAAATGGTATAATTACTAATATAATTACACATAGGAGACCACCACTCAATTGACAAACCTTAAACGAAGACTAATATTAGCCTTTGGGGTAGGGTTATGCGTAACAATTTTTGGAGTTATGGCTCCAGATCGTGCTCATGCTACAGAAAATCAAGAACAAGTTGTTGTAAGTCCTGCTCAACAAGCAGTTAATACAGCCCTTTCAACAGCCACTACAGAGGTTCAGCAGGCTATTACAGCCACTGAAACAGCCTTGGTAGAGATAACACAAGCCCAAACCGAATATTCTCAAGCCCAAGAGGTTACGGCAGAAGTAGCCTCAAAAATATCTGTGGCTAATGCAGAAATAACTAATGTTCAAACCGCTATTAATACTATTAATAATATTGACTTAGAGGTTACTCCTATAGATCAAAGTTCTGAAACAATTCAAGATGCAAAAGATACCGTGGTTGTTGCAACTACCGCCATAAATAATATAGGAACACAAATAACTCAGGCTCAAACAGCCATATCTGAAGCCGTTGTTGCAAAGACAGAAGCAGTTACAGCACAAACAAATGCCCAGACAGAACTAACTCAAGCAAACCTTGCTATTGATGCTGCTCAAACTGCAGTTAATAATCTTCAAGCAACTATCGGAACCACCACAAATGTTTTGTCTGGTGTAGATGATGCTGGAGTAAGAATGAATCTTCCTTTTGGAATGCAAATGGGTGGAACTGTTTACAACGATGTTTATGTGGGATCAAATGCAACAATAACATTTGGTGTAGATGAAGGATGGGTTTATTATCAAACTCCAAATGCTCCGTCAGTTTCTATTGCTGGTTGGGACTGGACTACTTGGAGTACAGGAACTGGAATTACATATTCAACCACTGGAACAAGTTTAGATATTGCGTGGGATTTAAGACCATTTCCTCAACAAGATGCCTCTACTCAAATGGTTCAAATAAGATTTAATGCTGATGTTAATCCAAACGATGGAGCATGGGTAGCAAATGTAACTGCTGTAGGTCCAATACCAGATCAAGCAAGATTTAATTATAGAGAAACAACCAATGGAGCAGTAACAGAAATTACTGATACTAATACTGGTGTTGGATTTGCTGGACAAATAAGTCAAGGTTCAGAATTTACTCCATATGTAGATCCAAACACTTCAACTGTTCAGGCAGCGGTAGATGCAGCAAATGCAACAATTACTCAACTTAATCAAAGTCTTTCTCCAGTAGTTGCTCAAAACACTACAAACACTTCTAATATAAACGCTATTAATACTACATCTTTAACTAATACCGTAAACTCAGCGGTATCTACAAAAACTTCTTTAGAGTCAACATTAAACACTAAAGCAAGCCAATTAATATCTGCCATTAATAATAATATTCCTACCCCTGCACCAATACTTTCAGCACCAGTTGTTGAAGGCACAACAGTAACAATTGCACCTGAATTACCAGCAGGGTACACAGCAAATACCTGGTTCTATCAAGTAGTAACAGATGATCCTAATGCAGAAAACCCATATGAAGGACAAACCTTAAATACAGATGGTGCTCCAGAGTCTATTGAGTTGACTGGTTTGACAGAAGGTGCTACTTATACTATTAGAGTTGCTAACTGGTCTGGACCTGTAAGTCAGTATACTGAGACTGTTATTTCTATACCCGCACAACAAAGTTCTAATTTAACTACTGGTGGAGGTTCTTATGATCCTGTTGATAACA